CCAACCAATAACTACACCTTGTAGCTGGAGAGATATGTTGTTGTTGTCTATTCATATTTCTCGTCTTATATCTATTACTTCTCTGCAAAGGGTCGTTCTCCAGAGGCTTAGCTCCGTTAGAAGATCGCAAAATGCAACCATAGAACGCCGCGTGGACGGGAATTCCGGAGGTACACGCTATACCACCCATCCCAACCGCCGCGGCCCATTTCTCGAAGATCTTCCTATTATCTAGTGGTTTCTTCGATACGGAATCCTTAGCAAGCGAGGCACGTACATTCCTGACCATCAGATAGTTTTCACCATCAAATACTGGTCTGGACTGACAAAAATCGATATGCTCCAGAATATCCACTGGGTTTTCGATCTTCATCCTAAACGACGCTTCCTTGTAATACCCAGGAACAAAGTTATAAAACATTTCATAATGTCTCCTCTCCATAATAACGATGACATCATCACCGTCGACATGAGCCCTGAGACTAAACGTTTTATCTCTCTCCTTCAATATAATCGAGACATCATAGAGGAACCCGGCCGAGATGACACAATTACCTAAAGCGGTATTGTTCATCCCACTGGCACGGACTCCTCCAATCTTGAAGGACAAGCACCCATCCTGAGAACGGGCTTTTCCAGTATACCGCCGCTGGCGGTTCATCATATACTTGAAAAGTCGGTCCCCAGGATAATATTGCATATACAGATCCCGCTCGAATTCGATACATTCGGCGCTAACCGATTGTTCGAACTTACTAGCGTCCATCGCAACACAAATTGGGTCGGAAAAGCTTGTCCAGGATTGATGTATCAACAGACCTCTTTCTGACTGATTCAATCCTTTGACTATCACAGGATAACCAAACAACATCTCTACTGCACTATACACCTTTTTCTCTATGGGCTTGATGTAGCGCCCAAACTCCACAAGGTATTTGTCATCGGGGGGGTTTATTCCTCGAGGACTAGGATTGGGTTTTATCTGCTCATTAAAAGTTTCAAATTTCATGAAAAATTTTAAATTACAGTCTGAAGCCAACAAGCCATCCTGATTCAATTTCAGCGTTGCCTTATG